CCCCGCCATGAACGGTATGCCCAAGGACTGGCAGCGGGTAAGGTGCAGAGCATCGCTTATGTTGACGCTGGCTATAAGCCGTCTGAGCCTCACGCTTCACGGCTGGCAAGTGATGGCAAGATTTCTGGACGTGTCCAAGAGATACTGGGCCGTGCCGCCCATAAGGCTGAGTTATCCGCCCAGTGGGTGCTGGAGAGGCTAGTCAGGGTTTACAACGGCTCGATGGAAGGCCAGCCCATCCTGGACCGGTATGGAAAACCAACGGGCGACAAGATCAGGAACTTTTCAGGCGCTAACAAGTCGCTTGAACTGATTGGCAAGTACGAAGGCATCGGCATGTTTGTCGAGAGGAAAGACGTGACGCATCATAATTTGAAGGATATGAGCGATACCGATCTGGATAGCTTCATAGCGCGGCTGAAGAAAGATGACATTGGTGATACAGTGAGTAATGTATGACTGAATCGAATATCGTCAAGTTCCCCGAACTAGAGAAGTCCACACTTTTCGATAAAGAATGTTACCCTCATGTTCAGCAGCTTTGCGACGATTGTGAGTGTTCCACCTATTATAGTTTCACCGATGGTGCGTTTAAGTGGCTTGTCTGCGCTGGCTGCGGCAAATCGTGGGAGGCTGAAGAGAAGGCTTTTTATGCTGATGAATGATGACCGAGACAACAGCCGCAAGGCTTGAAGCGTTAGCCCGCGCAGAAGCTGAGAAGGCCCGTCGCATACGAGAGGGTTTCCACCCCCGACCATACCAAGAGCCGCTATGGGAAGCCCTGCAAGGGGGTGTAAGGCGTGCCGTAGCGGTATGGCACCGCCGGGCTGGCAAGGATAAGGTCAGCTTGCAGTGGACCGTCAAAGAGGCGATGGAAAAGCCTGGCATTTACTGGCACATGCTGCCCACGCAGAAACAGGCAAGGAAGGTGGTCTGGGATGGCATCGGTAAAGACGGTAAGCGAATGCTGGATGCATTTCCGGGTTGGAGAAATCCCGGTACAGGAATTGTCAAGGCTCTGCGCCACGACGAAATGCGTATTGAGCTTACATCAGGATCAATCTGGCAGCTTGTGGGTTCGGACAACTATGACTCCCTCATGGGCGCCAATCCTAGAGGCGTTGTCTTTAGCGAATACAGTCTTGCCAACCCGTCTGCATGGGAGTTCATCCGTCCGATCCTAGCTGAGAATGAAGGATGGGTGCTGTTTATTTACACGCCGCGTGGTCGCAACCACGGGTGGACGCTATACGATATGGCGAATAACCATCCAAAATGGTTTGCTGAGTTGCTGACGGTCAATGATACGGGCGCCATCAGTCTTGAAGCCATAGAGGAAGACCGTCTGTCTGGCATGTCGCCTGAGATGATTCAGCAAGAGTATTACTGCTCATTCGACGCCCCGTTGGTAGGCAGTTACTACGGCGATATGATGACCAAGGCTGAGAATGATGGGCGTATTGGTGAAGTCCTGCACGACCCGGCATTGCCTGTCGAGACGGCATTTGATCTAGGGATAGGTGATCCAACAGCGATTTGGTTCTTTCAGCGGTATGGAGCGTCCGAGATCAGGCTGATTGACTATTACGAAGACTCGGGCGAAAGCATTGCATTCTATGTCAATCTGCTGAACGAGAAAGCCAAGCCCGAATCCCAAGGCGGGAGAGGCTTCAACTATATCAAGCATACGTTCCCGCATGATGCCGGGGCCAAGGAATTGGGAACGGGCAAGACTATCGAGGAGATGTTGGGGGCTTTGGGAGTGGACCCTGACATCTTGCCGCTTCAGAGAGTTGATGACGGTATTCAGGCGGCTAGAGCGATGCTTCCGCTATGTTGGTTCGATCATAAGAACTGCCGGAAGGGCATTGATGCTCTGAGAGGCTACCGCAAGGAAGCGGCCCCAGAGGACAAGTGGCGTGACCCCAATACACCGGAATATAAACCAAAGCCCGTCCATGATTGGGCCTCACATGGGGCGGATGATTTCCGGTATCTGGCGATGAGCACCAAGAGCGACCCCGGCTTCTGGGGTGATCTGGGCGGGCCGAGAGTGGCGGTGGCGTGATGCTGGCGGATATCGTGGCGTACAAGTACAGAAAAGAAAGTGTCTGGGCTGAATGGCCGTATCCTGCTTTTGTCAAGCCCTCGGGCCTTGCTCTTCGTGTTCGGTACAATAAGCCCAGTATTATCATAGTTTGCTCTTACCACGGCCCCGCGAAAGTTCACGTGAATCTGTACGGGCTAAAACTGAGCAATGGCAGTGAGTGGGACAGTATGAACGGATTTCACGGCGGTGGTAATCCAGACAGTGCGGTTTTGCAGAAACAACCAAGAGTCGCTGATATGGTTTGGCGGGACAAATCTGTTTTCCGGTGGGAAGCTTCTATACGTACTATTGCCAGAAGAATAGCGCGGGATGGGGACCGCACCATTTCGTGGCGGTCTACCCTTAGTACGGCCATGTGGTTAGCGCGGAAAACAACGCTACGGCACGCGTTGAGTTATACTATGCACCAGCAATTCGGAAGATACAGACGGAAAATATGGGTTGAAGGGCACGTTTACGAAGACGTGGAGACCGTCATATCCTCAAGGGAACCAAAATAAACAGCATGACAGCAACCAGGAGATTCCACCAAATGAACAAGATCGAAGTATCGACCGAAGACGGGCTCACGCCCAAGGCTGACCTCATGCTGATCTTCGGCAACATGCGGGAGCTTCGGATCGTCGTGGGCTCAAAGGTCTACGAGGGTGATTTCGTATTGCATGAGCAGGATGGGGTGGTCGAGTTGCACTATCCGGCGCCGAAGAAGGGCAGACCCAAAACGCCGGGCTTCAGGAACGAAGTCCAGATGGAAGCGCAGGGATAACTAGCCTGTGGTAGCCGGCGCTCCACGCGGGCACGAAATGACCAAGGAGGAACTGCAAGGTATCATGTCCTCCGAAATCCGCGTGTCTGTGGGTCAGGAAGATGGGCGTATCTCGGCTGAACGCCGGGAGAATATGGAATTCTATCTTGGCGAGCCTCTTGGTAACGAACAGGAGGGCAGAAGCCAGGTTGTCTCGACCGACGTTCAGGATGTCATTGAATCGACTATGCCGGAGATGATGGAGGTATTTGCCTCTGGCGATGAGGTGGTTGAGTACGAACCCGTTGGGGGGGAAGATGAAGCGATAGCCGAACAGGCCACTGATTACGCCAATCACATTATTATGAAGGACAACGATGGGTTTGGGTTAATTCATGATTGGATCAAAGACGCTCTACTCCAGAAGCAGGGTATCCTGAAGTCGTGGTGGGACAAAACTCCAGTCATAATGATGGAGACCAAATCCGGCTTGAATGCCTTGGCTTTGGATGTGCTCCAGAAAACACCTGATGTTGAGGTTATTGAATTTGACGATGACGATGTTGACCCCGAAACAGGGGAGCGGATGTTTGCCGTAAAGATCAAGAAAACCGCCGATAGCGGGAGAGTGCGGATTGAAGGCGTTCCTCCCGAGCAGTTCCTGATATCCCGCCGGGCGCGTAGTTTGGATACGTCTCCATTCACCTGTCACCGCAAGCGCATAACGATTTCCGATATGTACGATGAGGGTTATGATAAGGACGAAATCGACCGAATGCCCGCTTCGGATGATGAAGATTTAAACGAAGAGCATCAGGCCCGATTCGATAATGATGAGTGGCCGTTTACCGATCAATCTCTCGATCCGGCTATGAGAGAAGTCTGGCTTTACGAATGCTATATGAAGCTGGACTGGACTGGAGATGGCCACGCTTCGATACATAAGGTTACGTGTGCCGGATCAACGTATCATGTCCTGAAAGACCCAAATACGAAGAAATGGGCAACGGAAGTTGATGACCATCCTTTTTCGGCCATTACTCCGGTTAGGATGCCGCACAAGTTCTTCGGACGGGCATTGGCTGATTTGGTCAAGGATATCCAGGTCATCAAGACAACGATTCAGCGGCAAATTTTAGATAATATGTACCAAATCAATAACGCCAGGACAGAGATTGCCGAGTCTCATACGACGCTCCAAACGGTCGAGGATTGGCTGAATAATAGAGTAGGTGGAGTGGTTAGAACCAAGATGCCGGGGGGCATTATACCAATTCAAACGACGCCGATTATCGACACGGCTTTCCCGATGATGGAGTATTGGGATAACGTCATGGAGAAGCGTACTGGGATTAATCAGGGCAATCCTGGTTTGGATGTATCGAACAACGCGCTTAACGACACGCTGGGAGGGGTCGAGAAGCTCCTAGCCCAGTCAGCCAAGCGCAAGCTCTTGATGGCCCGTGTGATTGCCGAGACGGGCTTTAAAGACCTGTTCAAGAAGATACTGCGGATTATCACCAACCATCAGGAAAAGGCCCGTGTGATTCGCCTGAGAGGTAAGTGGGTTGAGATCGATCCTCGTTCGTGGAACCGGGACATGGACGTGACAGTTAATGTTGGGCTGGGGCATGGGACCAAAGAACAGCAAATTCAGGCTGATATGTCGATGCTTCAGATGATGGAGCGGGCCATTCAGTTGGGTGCGGCTACTGGTAAGCCGATTATCAGTCCTGAGAACGTCTATAAAGTCTGGAAGCGCTTTGCCCATAACATGGGTTGGAAGCGCGCCGACGATGTTGTGACCGACCCTGAGTCTCCTGAAGGTCAACAGCTTGCCCAGATGGCTCAACAACAGAAGGGCCCAGACCCGAAGATGATGGAGGCCCAATCCAGAGTTAAGATGCTGGAGATGAAGACCCAAGCCGATATCCAGAGCGACCAAGCTACGGCACAGGCCGAGGTTCAGAAGGATCACGCCATGGCCGCTGCGGAGGCCCAGAAAGACCAGGCAATGGCCCAGGCAGATGCCGACCGTGAGGGTATGCGGGTTCAGACGGACAGAGACAAGACGGCTGCCGAGGTGGAGATTGCTAAATTCAAGGCCGAGGAGGAAATGGCTATCAAACGCTGGGAGGCCGAACAGCGGATTGATATCGAACAGGGTAAGGCCGAAGCTCATGCAGAGATAGCGCGTTCACAGTCTGAACAGGCTGTAGGCATGAAGGAACGTGAGTTCACCGCTGGCCAGAAGGTCAAGAAAACTAACGGTACTGCTAAACCCAATGGCAAGAGCGAGCCGGCGCCGGTTGTTCATGTGCATACGGGGTCGAAAAGCCGGACTGTAACGGTCGAGCGGGGCAAGGACGGCAAGCTAACTGGGGCTAAGATTAATGATGATTAAAAAGATTCGCCGCTATGCAGTATGCTGTCTCGTAATAACTATTGTGCTGGCCGGGGTTGTGATAGTTTCTGAATTTCCTGCGCCCCAAGAAAAAAAAGTAACCGGATATGTGCTGGTAGCGGTTCCGCTTAATCCTCCGGGGTATGTTTTTTATGTGGCCAGGGCCTTTAAAAACAAACGTGCCTGCAAAGAAAAGGCCGACGCCTACATAGCAAGAAAGAACTATTTTCATCCAATATGCTACAGTCTATCTTTGTCTGAGTCTCCAAAATGTGTAGTCCGATGGGCTGATGCCAATATAACCCTTCAGAAAATGTATTGGGGGGCGGGCGGTGTTTGGGAACGGGTGTATGGGACTCCATGGTGGAGTAATGTTGATACATGTTACCGCTCGTGATGCGACATGACGACTGAAGGCAAAATCAGGGTCGGGATTACCGATCTGGGGCTAAGATCAATGATGATTGAGTGGCTGCGGGCCGGGCGCTACTCCGGCTCCCTCGCGTCGCCCTTGGCGTGATGCTATTTCCCGAGGTATGGCAACTTTTGCATCGACTAGCGGGTCTGCTTTCCCCGCCTCCGCAGCCAGTCGCATCATAGCACCAACGGGAG